GCGTGTCGATCTGGATGTTGACCTTCTTCGATGCCATGGATCAGGGAGAGGTGATGCGGCCGGAAAGGCTGACGGACAGCCGGACCGTCGCGCCTTGGTGCGCTGCGGAGACGATGGCCTCGGCGTCGTAGATCGTCAACGACGGGGTGATGACGCTGCCAGCCGTCACGGTCGGAGTGCCGGTGGCCGGCGAGACCGCTGTCCAGCTGCTGGCAAGGTCAGGCGTCGCGGTGTTAGAGGACGAATACCAGATGCCACCGAGGGCGAGTTGGTAGTCCAGAACCCAAGAATTGGTTCCGATGCTCGGGTAATCCGTCGTCCATTCGATGCTCCAACCCGTGCTGGAATACGACGGCTTGCCGTTCACGGTGCCGGCGAGGAACGTCGGGCCGGGAGTGGCCGGCGCGGTGCCGTCAACGGTGAGTGTGCCGCCGATCAGGATGGCAGGGATCTCATGGCCGATCTCCGCCGTCGCGCCGGTCTGGTCGATCAGGTCCGTCGGCAATCCGAGGATGTAGGCCTCCGCGAGCGCCAGCGTGTCGAACGTCTGCGCCGAGTCGAACGACACCGAAACGGAAGCGCCCGGCCGGGTGAATTGCCGCGCCTCATTGACGCCGATGTAAGCCACCCGTTCGAACGACGGCTGCACGTCGATCCGCAGACCGGAGGTCTCAGACGCACGCCCGAGGCCTCCGGCCAGTTCTACCACGGTCGCGCCGATGGTCAGGTTGCAGATCATGGAGGAGTGACAGCAGCGACCGTGAAGAGCGGCTGAGGCGCGCCGGTCGAGAACGTGCGCTTGGCTGCGAGCGTGAGCTGCCCGAGTCGGTTGTCAGTCGGGGAGAATCGCTTTTGCAGATCAATTAATTGCACCGCAGCGCAATCAAAGTCGAGGCCTCCAACGGTGGCAGTCACTATCCCGAGCGCGGATGATGCGAGGTCTTCGCCGGCATCCAGCGATCCGAAGAGCGCATCGAAGGCGCTCTCCGCGAGTCCAGTCGGAATGCAGGTGATCGTTGCACCGAGGTTCTGCAAGCTCATGTCCACCGTGCCGATCCCGTCAACGGTCACAGGATTGAGGCTGAGATCGAAGCTGATTTCGAAGCCAGCCTCGGAGAAGAACGGGCCGATTGCGCCCAGAGTCGCCTGATACGGGGCGGTGATGATCTTCGTGGGGTCGAATGCGGCCCCGATGCTCGCGCCTCCGGCTACTGCGTAGTAATCGGCCAGCACGGACGGGTCCCCACCAAGGTCAAGCAGTCCAGTGAACTGCACGGTGCCGAAAGCGGTGTTGTTGGCGCTGCATCGGATCGATGGCATCTGAGTCACCGCCGCGTTGTTGATCGTGTAGGTGGCATCTGCTGCGGTGATCGTCAGCGCCTTGTCAGCGCCGCCGTAGATGCTCGCGCCCATCGCGGTGTTGCCGTAGGGGAAGAGCTTGGCGAGGTCTTCGATCTCACCGACTGGCTCGAACTCGACGACGATCTGGAAGTCGGTCTTCGACTTGGACACGACACCGTAAGCGTCAGTCTCCTTGTCGAAGGTGGCGTTCGTCATCGTCAGCGTGACGCCGCCCTTGCTGTAGAAGGTCGCGCTGTCGAAGCCGATCTTGCACGGGCCGCGGACGATGGTAGTGCGGGAAAAGGTAGGCATGGTCTATCGGGTGGGTGGGTCGTTGGAAAGGCCGATTGGAATGGTGAATTGAAGGGCCTGCTGGAGCATCGAGTCGTTCGCCTGCTGGCTCATGCCGGCGAAGAGTAGGACGCCGCCAGAGAGCGGGGCGTCGTCACGGTCGGCGGGTTGAACGTGATGCAGCAGGCGAGCAACGGCCTCCGCTATCTCGGTGCATGACGGGCCGGGGCGTGCCTTGCTTCGCCAGATGCTCGGGATCTCCGAGACAGTCACTTGGAAGGTGGATGTCGTCAGGTAAGGGCCGGGCGTGTTGTCGGTGTCGGTCTCGCCGGATGCGAAGTTGACCATCACGAACGCACCGGTCTTCTGCGCAGCGTTGACAATCTCGTTCTCGACGTTCTTCTGGTCCTCCACGAGGACGGGGATCGTCGGCACCGTGCGGAAATACTCGGACTCCCGCAGATGCTCCGCGATGCTCTCGACGATCTGGCGGATGAGGGAGGCCATGGGTCAGGGAGATTCGGCGAAGTCCATCAGGGCCTTGCCCGAGTAGCGGAACGATGCGCCCGAGGCGGTGGCGAAGGATGCCGCGCCCGTGTCGTCGGCGTCGGCGTTGTTGTTGGCGAGGTCGTCGAGGAAGTTCTCAGCGGCCTCCACGGATAGCTTGCGGTCCTCGCCGTTGAACTCGGAGAGCGACGGGAACGAGTCGGTCAGCAGGCGGCGGGCGATGGCGTAGGCGTGCCGCTGCGACCCGGGCGGGATGAAGAGTCCGGTGTTGACCAACGGGCCGAGGCCACGCTTGCGGCGGCCTGCGTTGATGCGAGAGACAAACTCCGCGGCGACTTGGGCGAGGATCTCAGCGAGCTTCGCGTCAGGCGTCGGCGACTCTTCGACCAGCCGGTCGAGTTCGTCGTTGCCGAGGCGGTCGCGGAAGGAGTCAACGGTGAGAGCAATCCAAGCCATGAGTCAGGAAAAGGAAAGAGGCCCGCCCGCGAACAGGCGGGCCTCAATGGGTGGGTCGATCAGAACAGGAGCTTGGCGACCATGGCGGCAGTGAGCGTGCCAGGGGTAGCGGTTGCAGTCTGGGCGATACGGACGTAGCGGCGGGTGTTGGCCGGGAGGCGGAAGCGGACGGTCTTGGCGGCAGCGCCAGCGGTGCTGACACCGGTCTGGGTCGTCGAGATCGCCGGGTCAACGGCGGCCCAGCTCGATCCGTCGGCGCTGTCTTGCAGCGCGTAGGTAACGACCTTCGCGTCGGTGAGTTGGGTGCCGTTCAGGGCCGGTCCTGCCAACTCGAAGACGACGCGCTCCACGTCACCACCGACGGCCTGCTCGAGGTCGAAGGAAGCGGTGTTCGCGCCAGCCGCGAGAAGCGTGACGGTCGAGACGAAGTTTTGGTCCTGCTGGTTGCGATTGAATTCAAAAGCCATGGTCGTGATTAGCTGAGGGTTTCGGTGTCACCGATGGAGTCGGTGATGATGATGGGGATACCGAAGGACTCGGTGGGGACACCCGGAAGGATGCCGGTGAATGCTTCCTGCTTGGTATTCGGAGCGGTCGTCCGGCTGACCTGGAGCTGGAAGGCCGAACGGCGGGACATGAGCAGGTGGCTCGGGCGCTCGCCGACCGGGAACTTGCTGAGAAGCTCGGCGATCTTGGCGTCGGTCACGCCCTTGCCGCTGTCGGCAGTGGCGTCCTTCAAGCGGCCCACGGCGTATTTGTTGACGCACTGGAAGCCGATCCACGCGGTCAGGTCCGAGATGAACGCGGCGTAACGCTTGGAGTTGGCATCCACTGCGTCGCCCTCACGGAAGGCCGAGAGGTCAAAGGTGGTGCCGTTGCCGTAGACGTATTGGACGCCGGTGGTGCCCGCCTTGATGGCGTAGACCGAGGAGCCGGTGCCAGCGGTGGTGCCGCCTGCATCGACGACCAGCTCGTCACCGAAGGTGCCGATGAGCTGCTGGAGGCCGAAGAAGCCCTTCGCGCCTGCGGCGGTGCCGTAGATCGTTTGGGATCCAACGGTCGAGAGCGCGGCACGCATGACGCCGGCAGCTTCGATGGCCTGGATGGCTTCGGGGCCGTCTTCGTAGCCACGGGCGACGGCCTTGTCCACCTCGACGCGGGCCGAGAGGATGAAGCACTCGACGAGGCGTTCGGTGAAGTTCGACTTGGTGGCGTCCGTGCCTTCGTTGGCAGCGCGGAATCCCACGGATGGGCGGCTGTTGCGGATGACGGTCTTGTAGGACGTGCCGCGGATGGTCCGGGCAGGGATGATGGTCACCTCCGGCGAAGCGGTGGCGACTTCCTCGATCAGGCCGACAATCGGGTCGGCACCGTTCAGCTTGGCGAGGTCAAGCAGGGTCAAGTTGTTGGGCATGGGATATTAGGATTGGGATTGAGCTTTGAAGGCAGCTTCGACGCGGGCGAGGCCGGTCAAAACTGGGCCTTGAGGCGATTCTTCGACGCGGCCCGCGAGGACCGTTTTGCCAGAGAGGGCGGGATTGACCGGGATGGCGTTCAGCGCCTTCACGGCTTCCGGGTTGGTGGTGATGGACGAGCGCCAGAAAGCCTTCGTCGCGTCGTCCTGCGGGGCGATGCGGCCGGCCTTGATGGCTTCTTCGATGGCGGCGTCGGCAGATGCTGAGGCCTTCGCGGCCATCTCGTCCTTGAGGGACTTGTAAGCGGCTTCGAGTTCGTCGTTCCGCTTCTTCATGTCGGCCAGCTCGTCCTCGGCGGACTTCTTGGCCATGTTGGCGGCTTCGACGGTTTCGACCTGCGCAGTAGCTTCACGGAGCGAAGCGAGCGCGGCCTTGGCGGTTTCGAGAGCTTGATCGGGCGCACAAGACGCCTCCACAAGCCCGAGTTCGATCAGATGATCCATGGGATTGTCAGTTGGGGTATGAGATGCAGCGATCCGCGGGATTTCCTCGAAGGCCGGGTCATTCACCAGGCTGCCGATCTCCCCGCGAGTCGTGAGGCCCGTTGGGATTCCGTCCTTGGAGACGAGGAAAGTGGGCGAGAAGTAGGAGTAGTCGCGGCCCTCGATGGCTGCGCGGCCGGCGCTGGTCCAATCAACATCGAGCAGCAGGCCGACGCCTGGCTCGTAGCGGAACGCCTGCGGGATGAATGAGGCCGCACCCGGCTTGTGATCGAATCCGGCGAAAGGCCGGACGTTGGACTCCATCCGGCGGGCAAGGTCGTCGGCGAAGGATGCGAGAACCCGGTCATCGACCGTCACCGTCAGCGTCTTGGGCTTCCCGCCGACGCTCGCGGTGATCTGGTGAGTACCTTCCGGCAGGAACACGATAGAGCCCGCTTCGGAAAGCTCGGACTGGAACGCGCAGTTGACTGTCAGGCCGGTCATCTGCCGAATCCTTAGTAAATTGCTTAGGATAGTCAACATTCGATTTTCAAGCGGTGTCGAACGACTGGATCAGGCTGTCGAGCGCCTCGTTTACGAATGCGTCGAGATAGGATGAGAGCGGCGGCAAGGCACCGGGCCACGGGCGATGTGTGACGCTCTTTTTCAGCGCGTAGGCTGCCTTCACGTCAGCCGTCTGTTCATCGACGTAGAGCAGCATGCCTTTGGCTTGGAACAGCGGGGCGATGGTCCGAGAGAAAGTCTTCGCAGTCAGCCCGTGCGCCCGGGGATCCACCGGGATCGTCAGGAACTTCTTCCGCTTCGCCCGGATCGTGCCGCCGGTGATCTTGTGGGACAGACCGATCGTGCCGTTGATGAAGTTGACACTGAAGCTATTCGGCTGCCGCATCGACCAGCCGGTTTCCGTCGAGCGCCACCATTGCGACGCGACGCGCCCCGGTCCATGCGTCGGCAGG